TTGAAAATACATCTTCAATCTCCTTCAAGCTGCCTTGAGCTTCTTCCAATTCTGCAATAAAACTGTCAGTTTGCTCTTGTATTACTTGAATTCTCGTGTTTTGCTTTGTTCGCTTTTCATTTTCTGCTGCCGCAGCTTCCACCGATTTCTTAATTGAAACCAATTCTTTTCGTACTTCTTCCGTGCGGCTTTCAAGCTCTTCTTTGTCCACGAGGGATACTGGGAGACCTCTGTCAATGCTTCTGTAAAGTTCTTCCCATTCTCGCTGCATTTTGTTTTTATGACTGAAAAGATCATTGTTTTGTTTAATTTTTTGAATTCGTCGTTTAAGTTCATTTACTTTCTCCTTTGCAGAAGCAATTTTGCTTGTCTCCTCAGTGATAAGCGTATTTTTGAACTCTGCATCTACGGCTTGCTCACAAGTGGGGCACTTATCGTCAAGTTCGTGTAGTTTTTCTACAAGGCGTTGAGACCCCGCTACGACCCCGTTGAGATTTCCTACTTCGGACTGTAAGTCGTCGTAAGACTCTTTTGAGGCTACATCAATATTCTGTATTTCTTGTATATTTATGTTCTGCAGCAGCTTTATATACTGATTATTGTTAGAGATTTTTTTATTTTTTTCGGAAATATTTTCAATCTGCGCTGTAAGAGAACGGAATTGCTTCTCAAGTTCTTCCGTGTCATTTTCTACTTTTAGCATAGGCAGTATGGTAGCATCGCTCAATTTATTGTTTGATAACCATTTTTCTACCGTTGCTATCTTTGATTTAATCCCAGAGATTTCCAGAGACAAATCTTTTGAGGACTCTTTAAATAACTCAAAGAGCTCCACGTATTCTTCTAAATGTAGTAGGTCAATTAGAAACTTCTTACGGTTTGTGTCTGTAGCAGTAAGAAACTGAAGACTAGCATTCGTATTCTGGTATACTAATTGAGAGAATGTTTTAAAATCAATTCCTACAATATCTTGAACTGTTTTAAAGGTGTTTGTAGCTGTATGGCTTGATATATCTTCACCATTCTTTGAAAGAGAAACTTTTATATTATTCTTTCTATTAATGTCGATTACATACTTATCTTCATCTTTTGTAAACTCCAGATAAATATTGTAGCCATTATTTACGTAACGATTAGGAATATCTGCTTTCTTAATTCCTTTTGAGTTTTTGTTAAATAATGCTTCTTCAATAATTAACGGTATGGACGACTTGCCCATACCGTTAGTACCGATTATCTGTGTTACTATGTTCTCTTCGAGATTTAGAGTGTTACCAGCGCCATAGCTAAAACAATTATCCCATTGTAACTTTTTGAGCGTAATCATTAAAAGTGCCTATAATGTTGTGGATTTTACTATCTTCTAACTCCAAGATATATGTTAGATACTCTACTAGCTCTTCTTGGATGCTCATTTCTTTGTCAATTACTAAGGTTGCTTCGCTGTTTCGTTTTACAACTTTTTTATCCAATAAATCGCTATTCTTAACATTTGCGAGGTCTTGAATATCTCCTTCTAGTTCATATATTGTATGATGATAGTCTGTCGAAACCATCTCATCAGGAGAACTCACTGTCTTACGAATTAGCTGAGGAAGGTCAAACGGGTCCCACCTCCAACTCCAATCCTGTTCATTTATTACTACATAACCCGTACTTACCTCGTTTCTATGAAAGGAAGTAGTCATAGGGCTTCCAGGATATACAATATTTCTTTGACAATTACTATGAGCGTGTAGGTCTCCTGAAAAGACAACTGGAAAATCCTCGAATCTGTCTAAGTCCACCTCTGGCTTGACATGAGGAGGTATTTCTCCACGAACATGAGTAAATAAAGGGTATCGCACATCAAATTTTTCAATACTTTCAGCTCTGTGCAGGTCTGCATAGGGCAGAATACCAAAGCGCATATCTGGGTCAATATAAGATATATCTACCACTTGTATTAAGGGGTTAATATCTCTAGAGACCTGCTTTAACTGCGTAAAGAAAGTTTTGTTTTTCTTTGTAGCTTCATGGTTGCCATCATAGATAATAGTGGGAATCTTTACTTCCCGAATAAACGAGAAGTAAAGCTCCAACTCTTCCATATTTGGCAGACGGTCGAATAAATCACCTCCGATAATGTGCATATTGCACTCCTTTTCGAGAGAATGAATCTGCTCGAAAAAGAGTCGGTAGCGATTTAGTGCCCATTCACGAGGTACATTTTTCTGTCCTAGTTTAATGTGCCAATCTGCCGTAAACAGAATCATGATACATTAAACTCCGCATCAAGTGCTTCGTCATCAATTTCATTGGTATCTGCTTGTCGAACACGGTCAAGCAACTCTTTTTGAGCGTCTGGCGTAGGACGAGCCATTACTTCATCCATAGACTTAATAGAGCCTAAAAGAGCTAGTTCATCATCATCTAAAGGTCGAGGCTTGCACTTCAATACTTGAAGTTGATACTCTACATTATAGGGTAAGGGGCCAGTCTTTACTCGCTTGAACTTAACATCCCAACCAGTTTCTGGGTCGGTAGGGTCGCCAAGGTCTTCTGCTGCTGTAAGGATTTGCTCCCAGAGCTTCTTCTTTAGGTTGATGATTTTGATTTCGCCATTATGAATAACTTGCATCACATAGCTCCATCCACACTTCAAATCAGGGTAGTATTCACGAACCCAATCTTTTTCTTTATTGTTGAAACGCTCTTCGTTTCGGTCAAAAGACAAGCACTCTAGTGGAATATTCTTATCGTTTTCACCAGTAATCCAGTATACATAGCGAGCGAGAATATCGCCTACGAGACGAACAGAGTTGTCTCCATCTTGGTATACGAACGTAGTCATGCTTGATTTTTGGGCAGCGCCCTTTGATTTGTTAAAACTTAGTGCCATTGTGTTTTCTCCTGTGGGACTTCTTCATATAAAAAATGAACTCTGTCATCTTCAATATATAAAAGCCTGTCGTCTGTGTTTGTTAAGTATGAAAAAGGGTCTAGTGGGAGTTCCAAGAGACCTATTGTTGTATCGCCAGAGGCGAGGTATTCCGCAAAAGACCGCAAACTTGCCATAGCTAAGTATATTGCGATGTCTTGCCGAGAATGTCGAAACGAATTGTATAAAAGTACATCTGGGTGCGCTAAAAACGATTTGCCCGAAAAGTCTGTCTCATAATATTTATATATGGGGTCATACCTATTCTTCGGGACGGAGTTTTTGACCATCATTTCAAATATCGTAAAAATACTTGAAGGATGGCCTTCTGCGACCAAGAATATCTTTTTCCAATTGTATAGAAGCATATATTATACTAAAAAATAGCCTGTTTGTCAAGAACTATTTTTCTATCCTATTTGTGAGATTTTCCAACCCTGTTTTATGTAAAAGCCCATTCTGTTGGAGGCCTGCCGTTTGGCAGTATTTCCTTTCAAATGAATATCTACAACTACAGGCGTTTGTTTTCCGTCTTGTTCTCGGATGACTCTTCCGATGAGCTGCGTAAGTAACGGCTCATTGTTAATGGGTGTACCGAGTATAAGGCAGCTAAGTGAATTGACTGATATACCCTCGCTAAATATTGCTTGAGTGCCGAAGAGTACTTTTTTGTTTCCATAGTTAATTTCGTCCAGTAGCGTTTCTCTTTGTTCATGCGGTACCTCACCTGTAACACAAATTGCGCTGTCACCAACCAGTTCGGCGCAGCTCTGCAAAAAATGCACACGGTCGGACACCACAAGTACTTTGTGACCTTTCGCCGCGTAATAGGAAGCTAGCATAGCAACTGTATGCCTATATTCCTCATTATTCGAGAGGGCTGTTACACGATTAGCCCAGGGAGTTCTCGCCCCATCCATAAACCTTACCTCAGACCGAATAATATCTACGATAGGGGTCATAAAGTTTTCTTTTGGAGGCTTGAATATGTTACTTCCAAAGTAGTCCCTAAATACTACGTGTTTGCCATCTTTTCTCTCTATCGTGCCAGATAGTCCAATCTTATAGCGACAGTAGTTTGTGTCGATGACCTTGGAAAAAGTTGGACTGCTTACATGGTGCATCTCATCTAGTATAATTGTACCAAACTCTTTGCGAATTTTATCAATATTACGATAAAGGCTTTGAGTATTTCCAATTACAATAGGCTTAGATATATCAAAATTTCCACTACCAATGATGCCTGGCGTAAAGCCGTACACTTTCTCGACTTCTTTTGCCCACTGGTTTCTGAGAGGAACTGTATGCACAATGACTAGAGTCTTCTGTCCGAGTTTTCCGGCTATCGCCAACCCCGTGAAGGTCTTACCCCAACTAACCCAAGCATTGATTATACAGTTATCATCTAGAGC